GCCAAAATTAGTACCTGTGCCTGACTTAGCCTTATCATAAGCCTCTTGTACAGTAAGAGTTTGTGGACCGGGGCCAAAGAAAGCTCCTAATTTTCTTAAGAAACCTCTTACCTCGTAAGAATCAACATTACGACCTTTTTGTCTTAATACAAGTAACGCATCTTTAGCTTTTGGACCATTGAGTCCGCCTTCTTTATTACTATACAATAGTATATTTTTACTAGACATAGGTTTTATGAATAGGTATTTCATCTCCTCTTCATTTAAATTAAATATGTCTTCTGGATTCTTGTCTGACACAAATTTCATAGTTTCTGCATCATACACATTCATTGCAGTAACTCTAGTCATAATATATTGGTGAGGCGTCATACCAGCAGCAGCTGCTAACTTTTTGATATAAGTTGGAACGTTTGATGGAAGAAAACCTTTACCCATATAATCTTCAATATACTGATCTATGTATCGTTTTTCATATATTGAATTAACCTCTTTATTATTTAGCCATTTATCTGTATTAAGTTTTAGTGAATTAATTTCTTTCTCAGTATCTTCTGGTAGTAGTGGTCTTAGTTTATCTTGTTTACCTATAAACTTTTCCTCCACTAAATCTTGAAGCACAGCTGGATAAAATTGTTCAACAAGATCATCTATATTTGCATTATCATCTCTAGCTTTTGCTACTAAAACTTGTCTTGTTAATTCAGCTTTAGCCTTCTCAATCTGTGTATTTATTGTTAGTGGTAACTCCTTATTTTGTGTTTTACTTCTGTAAGCATTTTCCCAATCTCTTTTATTTATAGAACCAACTGCTGTTACGTGATTATCATAAGACCACTTGTCTTCAATAGTCTCATCGCCTTGAAGAAATCCGGGTATTGGAAGATTCGTAGATAAACCACGTCTTCTTAATTCATTATTAAATTTTGTAATAAAGTGTAATTGCTCACCGGGTAGTAATCTATCTCGGTTGTTCTCTGCTAAATACTCTCTGACTTCTGTTGACATAACTGTTTTTATTTCAGAATAAACTTCTGAGTTAGTATCAGCTATGTCAGACTTATAGTTCATAGAAAACTGTTCTACTGATTCAACACCTTTAGTTTTAGTATTCAGAAATCCAGTAACTTCTTTTCCGTTCTGGGTATCATCTATAATTAGTGCATCGTTTAAGAAATAATCAATATCTCCAAGCTTAATTTGATCTTTAAGAGCTGGATCTTTGGCTAACAACTCCATTATAAAATTAATGGCATCTCCTTTATTTTCTACAGTAGGATTTCTTGCTATAAATACTTCCAGTAAATTGTTAAAGTCACCAGTATTCTTTATTAATGTTTCTTCTACACCTTGATCGTTTACCTCTGTAACCTGTGCCTTTCTTGTAAATGTATCGAGTATGTCAGCTTTGTTTTCTTTTTTTATATTTGCTTGAACAATCTGAGGACGAAGAGCTTTCCACGAATTTATCTGACTCTTGTTTTCTTTAAAAAGAGACGGTAGGAGTTTTCTATTAATATAACTCTGAACTTGACGAGACTTTATATTAAAACCAGCTAAGCCTAATTCATAATATACATCAGTAAGAATATCTCTGACAGCGTTATCTCCGACTAATTGAGCATCTGCTAAAGTACTAGAACTCAATAAATAATTTTTTTCAGTTACAGAATTATATGTAGAAACAGCAACATTATCAAATTTTTTTGTTGCATCACCAAATCTAATCTCTTCTCCTGTAGGAAGAACGTTTTGATTTAATAAATCTAGAGCTATCTTTTTTTCTGTTTCGTTACCATCACGAACTAATGTCTGTAACTGATTTATTCTTTCTGCTTTTTCTAGTTTTAATATATCAGTTAATTTACCACCTACTCTTTGTAGCTCTTCCTGATTAATATCTTTGAATCTGTTAATTGTTTCTCTGGACTCCCTATCAGCCTCACGCTTTTGAAAAAGCTGAGCACCAGCAGCAGTAAACTGTTCAACACCAGCAATATTATCCCAAAGATTATTATGCCTTAAAGTTTCTATCTCAGTAACGGAAGCAAAAAAGTCTTTAAGATCCTCTTTATGATCTTCGTTGCGTTCTGCTACGCTTTGTGTAAGGTCAGGTGCAGTACTAGCGTAGTTACCGATTGGTAACTTAGGAATTTGATCCCTAGGTGTACCAATTACGGTTCCGAATGATGATGTCATACGACCTCCATGTCAACGTCAACTTGACTATAATCTACAGTTAAGTAGTTATTTTCTATACCTACAGCCATTGGATTCTTCTTAGCAACATCTTGAGCCATAACTCCACGGTAGCGTGTACTGTCACCTTTATAGCTAAACTCGTATATTTTATAACCTTTAGGTGACATACCAACTTCTTTAATGTTATCTTTTAATCTACGGTCAGATATAAAACCAAGTGGTCCACCAGCAGGGTTTCCAAAGGCTCCTAAGCTATACATATTTCCAGCTGTACCTAGAATTGCTGAACCAATCTTTAACGCACCGCCAAGTCTATTAGATGGAGGCATCATAACAGGTGCACCGTACTGTGGAACTAAGCCTAATGCTTCTCTTGCTTCAGAATCAGCCAGTGTAAACTTACGTCTAGCTCCTTCTTGTACATATCCCATATTTCTTCCAAGTAGTGTATCTACAACACTTTCAACTTCATTTGTTTTCTGTAATAGGGTCAGGTATTTATTAAGTCCGAATCTTGTAGAACGTCCTCCTTCATTAACTTTTTGAGATGCTAAAAATGCTTTCGTAGCATCTTCTATTGCAGCTCTACCTTTACCTATTGTTGATACTACTGTAGCATAAGCGTCACTAATATCTTTAGTGTAACCTATAACATTGGTGTTTTGTGCTATTTTTAAGGTATTTTCTTTACCATGAAACTCTGTTTTAGCAGCACCAAATGCAGCATCTTTTCTTTGTTTTTCTAGTCTTGCGGCTTCTCGTTTGTCCGCATTAAGATCCATGCACACGGCAAAATTCTATAAATGTTACATTGTTTGGCCCGTGTTTTAACTTACGTAAAAACTTAAAGCCTAGAAACCTTAGCAGTTTTAAATGCACAGTGTTTCTCATATCAACTATATTCCAAAGGAGAGGCTCAGGACGGTTATCGACATACCGTTTGGCTTCTCTTGCGAATGTAATTGGGTATCGGTGAATATCAGGAGTGCAAAGCATCCATATATTACCATCTTCTCCTACTCCGGCCATGCCAGCAGTCTTGCCGTCAGGCACTGTGAAATACACGTAGGATGGGTTTGAAGACATCAGAGAAGGAAGGAGCATAGGATCTATCCCGTGACCTTCTTCGACCTCTCTGCGGTCATCTGGACGGAGATTAGAGGCTACCTCTGTAGCAGCCTCCAGTGTAATCGGGTGTATGTATTTAGCCACGTTTATAATATTTGGGTGAGTAATCACCTTCCCAAGACAACGCACGTAAAGTCGCTGGTGCGGGATGTGATGATTTTAACGTAACATCTACGTTTGTGTTCTTTTCATATACAGGAATTGTTTTGATAAACTCTTCTAGATATGGTGCATCAGAAGCATCATACTCATCAAGCTCAGTTGACTCGTATACTTCAGTATAATCATTTTTACCTATACGTTCAAGAGTAGTTTCGTATAGACCTATCTTGCCAAAGTGAAGTTTTATTCTGTGTAAAACTAATGAAGCATTAATATCTGATCTAGTACGATTGCCTTCTTGTCTAGTATAATAAAATGTAGGAAACTTAACTTCATATGGATAAATATATCCTATAGTTAATGTAGCACTAGACCAGTCTCCGGGTACTGTAAAGCTAGTTGTGCTTGTACTCGTAGGCTTTGCATATCTTCCAAGTCGTGCAGAGTTAGTATTTGTATCAATAACCACTAAGTCATGATTAGGTGTTGTCACACTTGATAACCAACTGACACTACTAAAAGTTGTAAGGTTTGTAGATGCACTATAACTTCCACCACTTATGGTAGTATAATTATCTACGTGTAATAAAAAATCAACTTCATCTTGAGTTATACTAGGATCTGATGTAGTCTGTACAATTTTAATACACTGTAAAAAATTATCAGTGTCTAAGAAAAAGTATTCATCATTAACAATAAAATGATATAGTAATGGATTATTAAATTTCCACTTAAACCATGCAGCTTGCTGTCGTTGTTCAGACACTTGGAAATATTTATAACCAAGGACTGTATCGGAATCTGTCTTACCCATCAGTACCATAGAATTTTCTCTTGAGTTAGTCAGTAAGTCAATATCTTTAGGTAATAATGTAGGAACAACTTTAGTTACTTCAACAACACTAGGTTCTCCTTCTCTTTGAGTATTAGCCATTTCCATAAATCGACTAAACTTACCAGAGTTATCAACGTATGCTATTGTTGTACCCAGAGATATCGGGGGTATAGTTTCATTATAGTTATATGTAGATATGCTACGTAATTTAGCTGTATCTGGATTAAGTACTGTATCGTCAGATGCTAGTAAAAATTGTTGGTTAGTACTAAACACGACTAGACCTGTGTTAATTTCTATACCATCAAACAACTCGGATGGGAATATAGAAGCAGCAGATATATCTATAGGATCTGCCGCACCAACAGTAAGAGCTGACTCAGCAAAGAAATCAGGAGTACCAAATGTACCCGGTCTAGATGTTATTACATTTTCTCCTGATAATAGAGCTAATCTATTACGGAAAAATAGTACTTTGTTTATACGCTGACCTACAAACGAGGGTAATGGATTAGTTAAATCATCTCCTACTCGTCTATCTTCATACGTAAACTGCTTAACAGTAAATGTAGTTGTAGCTGTACGTTGTATAACCAGTGGCATATTAGTCAAGGACTTAGCTATACCCGGTTTAGCACACTCTGACCATGAGCCAGTGCCGTCTCTGTTATTTTCGCCATCAAATCTTAGGTAGTAATCATCCTCTTCTGCCATTCTAGCATTAGCTATTTTGACTATATAACCATGTTTGCACTGGTTAGGTAGATTCTGTACATCGTTTACAGACGCTTGAAAGCATCGCATTAAATCTTCTTCAACGACCTCCACACTAAATGGATTACTGCTAGATAAATATATACCCGGTCCTATAACTTTACCAGTTACACCACTAGGTAATTCAGCAATAATACCACCGAGAATCGTGTCAGTAGTTACAGCTGTATCAGCATCAAAAGGAGTAGGAGCTGGTCGTATTAAACCATCACCATTAGAAGATACAGTAGCGTTAACTTCAGTACTTTCTATTTCTGTTACAGTTACTTCTACATAAGCTTGTCCATCAGAACTACTTGCGGTAGACGCATGCTCTGGATTTACTCGTACAACATCACCAACTTCCCAACCTTCACCACCATGTAGTAAAGTACATTCTATATTATAACTACATCTGTAGTTCTGTCCACCGGGTCCGTTTTGACTAGCACTATAGTTAGGACTAACACCTTGCTGACCTAGAGCGTTGATTCTAAATGTAAGATTATCTCTACCTGTAGTCAAGGTTGTACCACTACTATTTTTGACATGCACCACATTAGTTGTAGCACCGTAAGTATTAGCAGCTGTAACAGCATATACCTCTGTGCCTATACCGGGGCAATGACCTGAGCCATCTGACTCGTCAAAAGTATGTGAGGTAACTTTTATTTTAGTAGCTCGTTTTACTGTTGTAACAGCTGTGCCGTTATTTATATTAACACCATACTGTCTACCGTTTTCTGTACGTAGTAATTCTATGAACCCGAAATGAGCATCTGGTGTAGCATCTGTAGTTCCCGTTGTCCCAATGAGAGTGTTAGCATTAGTAGTATCACGACTGGTAACAAAAGTTGTGTCATTGATTGTAAGTGTTTGTATATTTTCTGGTGTGCTTGTAGCTAAATAGTTCTGTATAGCTGTTTGCCCACCTGTTCCGTAGGCTGTAGTCATTTGTTGTCCATCAGTACAACGCCATACACGTACCTGACCATCAGCTGCTATCTGTCCTATATATGATCCTTCTGTCTCATCACGAAAGTAATGAAACCACGAACCACCACTCTGTACATTAGCTAGGGGAGTTGTACCTACTCTTTTAGCACCCGGTCTTTTAAATAGACCCTTGGTTATGTCTGGTATTGCGTTTATTACCTCTGTTACCTGACCGGGAAATTTAAGCTGGTCAGGCTGTTCTGACATTCCTAGTGAGTATTGAGGGATAGTTTGTGTTATGCTTGCCATTATCGTCTAAGGTTTCTCCAAGGTTGATAGGTTTGGTATGCAGAATTATCTTCAAATCCAAACATACTATGGTCTCCCTGATTACATTCATACTCCATAAGAGCGGCTCTTGATAAAGCTTCTTGCTGAGCTAGTAATTTAACAAGGTTAGGGTTAGATACTAATTTTGTAGCAGCAACTCTAGATGCTCTATAAACAATGTATCGTCTAAATATAATAGGTAGATCTTCAAAGTTATATAATCTAACAACATCAAGATCAACACTATCTATATCTGCAAACTCGTCAGTATGCTCTATTTTGTCATACAAGAAACCATTACGACGTACAAAGTCATAAGGTCTGCGAGCCTGATTATCATGCAAATCCATAGATAATATATCATTACCTATTGTTATTTTATGAGTCACAGAATCAGGTGTATACTTTATATGTTTCTCTGTGTTAAAATGCCACCCCTCTGCTTGCGTGTCTACGTTAGCATCACGGAGTAGGTTATATATTAATGATACCTCTGGGTTATCAAAGTTAAGAGTGGTTAAAGGTGATTGACCTATAGCCCCCAGTATATTGTTTACTGCGGATAGTTCTGTATCGAGGTCAATAGTTGTGGTTGCCATAAGAAAAAAGGGGAGCCGAAGCCCCCGTATAAGAATAAAAATTAGAAGCCTGATGGGGCTGTGTTTGTACCAGCGTACAACTCAACAGCAGCAGCAGGGTTAAGTGCGTCTGCTCCCATTGCTAGTCTTCCAAGGATCACGTCACCTTGGTATACAACTGAAATGTCTCCAGATGTTACCTGTACTTGTGGTCCGATTGCTTCAACAACACCAGCAGCTTCCTTCTGGAAGATAAGTCCGCATGAGTTCTCGAAGTCAGAGTTACCATTACCGTAAGAGTTTACAGTTTTAGTAGCACCAGAACCAGCTGTCTCGTCAACCATAACAACTTCTGTGAAGTCACCTGTGTTGCCGGGATCTGTTACTCCGGGGTTTGTGCCTGATACAGAACCGTACTTAGTACCGAATCTACCAAAGAATGGTATGTTCATTGACTTGTAGATCTTGATTCCAGCGATTTCAACGATGCCGTTACCTGTTTGTAATGCGTCACCTGTCTCGTCTCTGTTGATAAGACCGTTAGAACCTGTCTCTTGGATAAGTTCGTAGTACTGTCTTGGGTTAAGTACACCCACTCTACCTTCGTTAGAAACTCCTTTCTCATCTAGTGCAGCAGCTGCATCGTAGAAAGCGTTGATTAGTGAAGTAGCTGTATAAGCTTGGTCAGCGTTAGAGCCTGCTGCTCCAACTTTGATCTGTGTTCCACCGGGCTCTACAAAGTTAGACTTTGTGATAGGGCTAGCTTGTCTAGCTGCCTTAGTGATTGATCTGAAGATCTTTCTGTCGTACTTCTCAGCAAGAGCATATCCGATCTTCTTGGATATTTCACCACGTAGGTCGTAGTGTGCTAGTGTTTCGTCTAGCTCATAGACAAATGCAGAACTGATTAATAGGTCATCGCATGTAATTGTCTTTTCAGCTACTGGAGGTGCTCCATCGGAGTTACCTAGTATGCT